ATAAGTTTGATGACAATCTCCAGTGTCACATAATAACCCATCAAGACCTGGCCCATACAAACCGGTAACACTCTTACATCCGGTTCGGGCAATTATTCTACCACTTATAACATATTTTGGAAATGTTAAAATTTTATATTTTTTTGGTTCTAGAATAAATCCACTTGGTAAATTATTCTTGTCAACATCTGTTAATATTTTATTATTTTCATCGTACCCAATAAGAGCTGGATAAATAGTACTATTTGTTCCATTGTATACTACAAAGTATCTCTTTGTGGCATCAGTCTCATTTAATTTTGCAATCTCATCGGGTGTAAGTGTCACAGTCATACAATTGTCAGATAAAAAAATAAGAAACAATACTTGTAAGAAAAAATGGCTGAAAAAATTCAAAAGATTTCCCATCTCGAACACATTCTCAAGCGCCCTGATTCATATGTTGGTCCAGTTTCGCGAACATCTGAGACTTACTGGGTTCTAGATGGCTCCAAATTTATTCAAAAACAAGTGACATATTCCCCAGCTCTTTTAAAAATTTTTGATGAAATTCTAGTCAATGCCATTGATCGCAATTCAACATTTCCAAAACTTGTTAAAAATATTTCAGTAACTGTTGACAAGACGTTGGGATCTATTTCAATTGAAAACGATGGACCTCTGGGTGGTATTTCTGTTGTAAAACATGACACGGAGAATATTTGGAATCCCGAGTTAACCTTTGGTCATCTTCTTACGAGTACCAATTATGATGATACTCAAGAGCGTGTTGTAGGTGGTAGAAATGGTTATGGAGCCAAGCTTGCAAATATTTATTCAAAGATGTTTACAGTTACTATACACGATTCTGAAAATCACTTGTATTATTGCCAAACATGGACTAATAACATGACAAAAAGTACCGAACCAAAGATGCGAAAGGATGCATGTAAAAAATCTAGCGTCGAAATAGTATTTGTACCAGATTGGAAGAGGTTTGGTATGGCTGGTCTCGACGATGACATGTATAAAATTATTGAAAAGAGGGTCTACGACGCAGTCGTGTGCACGAGCCCCAATTGTAAAGTTTCTTTCCAAGGTGAACAACTTGAGCAAATGTCAACAGAGGCGTATGCGAAAATGTATTTACAAGAAGGAGTGGAAGTTGCGAGTTTAAACACGGAACGCTGGAGCGTCACGATTGCGCCAAGTGATGGGTTCCAGCAAGTCTCATTTGTCAATGGTATATGCACCACCAAGGGTGGATCGCACGTTGATCACGTTGTTTCATCCATTGCAAGTAACATTATTGAAGAACTTGCGAGCAAAAAGTTGCAATTGAAGCCCCAGAATGTAAAAAATACCATGTTTGTCATGGTTCGTTCGACTCTTGTAAATCCTACATTTGGAAGTCAGGTCAAGTCAGAATGCACATTGAAGCCCCAAGAATTTGGTAGCAAGTTTGAGACGTCAACCAAGTTTATTAAACAAGTTTTAAAAACTGGTATCCAAGATGAAGTTTTAGCAGTTGCCAAGTTTAAGGAGCTCAAAGAGCTCAAAAAGACGGATGGATCTCGCAAGTCACGCATAACAGGAATTCCAAAACTTGACGATGCCAATTTTGCAGGAACTGCCAAGTCTGAAAAGTGTACTCTCATAGTGACAGAAGGTGACTCTGCAAAAACTTTGGCAGTGGCTGGTCTCTCAGTTGTTGGGAGGGACTGCTTTGGCGTCTTTCCACTTAGAGGAAAGTGTAAGAATGTTCGAGATGCGAGTGTGAAACAACTCATGGCAAATCAAGAGTTTAATGACCTCAAAAAGATTTTGGGTCTCCAACAGGATCGCGAGTACAAGTCGGTAAGCGAACTCAGGTATGGCAAGTTGATGATAATGACGGATGCTGATAACGATGGTAGTCACATCAAGGGACTCATACTAAACATGATTCACTACTTTTGGCCAAGTCTTCTCAACTTGAACTTTGTTGTGAGTATGGTGACACCAATAATCAAGGCTACCAAAGGATCTCAGACGGAATCTTTTTACACTGATACTTCATTCCGTGTATGGCATGCGAGTCATCAAACTGGATGGAGAATCAAATACTACAAGGGTCTCGGAACATCTACATCAGCCGAGGCTCGCGAATATTTTAAAAATATCAAGAATCTCACAGTGGCATTTGATGTAGACGAACTCACAAAGAATTCAATTGTTCTCGCATTTGACAAGTCGAAAGCGGATGATCGCAAACAATGGCTTCTAGAGGGTTCTGAGAAAAAGTCTTCAGATTTAGAAGTTAGGTATGGAGAAATTACAAATTTGCCCATTTCAGAGTTTATTCACAAGGATCTTATAAATTTTAGTATGGCGGACCTTCGCCGTTCGGTAGCACACGTGTGCGACGGTCTGAAACCCTCGCAGCGCAAGGTGCTCTACGCGTGTTTCGAAAAGGGACTTCGTGAAGAAATGAAAGTTGCACAACTGGCATCATTTGTGTCTGAAAAAACGTCGTACCACCACGGTGAAGTGTCCCTTGCCGAGACAATTGTGAAACTTGCTCACGATTTCACAGGTTCTAATAATGTGAATCTTCTCGAGCCCTGTGGCCAATTTGGTACGCGTCTCATGGGTGGAAAAGATGCGAGTCAGACGAGGTATATTTTCACCAAGTTACGCCCAGAGGCTCGCGAACTCTTTGATGCTCGTGATGATGAAATTCTCAATTACCTTTCGGATGACGGAAAACAAATTGAACCCGAGTTTTTTGTACCGGTATTACCAACAGTGTTGATAAACGGAACCGAAGGCATTGGAACGGGGTTTAGTTCGTATGTTCCACCGTACAATCCTAGAGACATTGTAAAAAATATTCAAAATTGCTTGAGTGGTAAACCGGTGGAAAAAATGACCCCATGGTTTAGAGGCTTCAAGGGGAAAATAACACAAGACCCAAGCGACGATCAGGCTTGGATAATGCATGGAATTCATGCAGTACATGAAAATACTGTGTCGATAACAGAACTTCCCCCGGGTAGATGGATTCAGGATTACAAGGAATTTTTAGATGAACTCATTGAAAAAAAGACAATATCAGGGTACAAGAATAACTCCACAACTGAAAATGTAAACTTTGAGGTGTACGAGTACCAGGGGTCGGATGTTGTCAAAGATTTGAAACTCATTAAATCAATTCGAACAAGTAACATGCATCTTTTTCACCCGAAGACTGGAATTAAAAAATATCAAACAGCTGAAGAAATACTTGTAGATTTCATTGAAATTCGAATCAGGTATTACAATCTTCGCAAACAACATCTTATAGATGAACTTACACAAAAAGCTGTTATACTTGATAACAAGGCTAAATTTGTTCGGCAAGTTGTAGACGGTGATCTTATCATCTTCAAGAGAAAGAAGCAGTCTCTAGAGGATGAACTCTTGCGAAAGTTTGGAGCGTTTGATTATCTTCTTGACATTAAAACGTATCAGTATACAGAAGAGGCTATCAAAAAGTTGATGGATGAGTCTAAACAGGCTACAGAAGATCTGGAAGTTCTCCGAGGAACGCAGATACTTGACATGTGGAAAACTGATATTAAAAATATGCGTCAACAATAATAGAATGGATCCCGTTCGAGAGCAGATCACACCCGAGGTTTGTTCAAATATAAATAACATTATCGGAAAAGCTGGAACTGGTGCAGTATTGTCACTCGATGCAATTGGTATGCAAGATACATACCTAACAAGTAATACAGGTGATTCGTATTTTCAGTTTTCAGGTACCAAACATACACAATTTACAAAGTATTCGGCAAGCATGAAACTTTCCAATGATGGTTCAAGTAATTGGCCATTTAATCAACAAGTGCAATTTAATCTTAGACCAAAAGCTATGGGTGACATCTTACAAAATATGTATCTAAAATGTACACTACCAGACCTAACAGGTAGCGATTACCAATATTGCGACTTGGTTGGATGGGCAATGATTAATAAGATACAAATTGCAATGGATGATATTATTTTAGAGATAATCAAGTGTGACTTGAATATTATTTATACCGAATTACATTACACACAAGAAGAAAAGAGAATGATTTTATTAATGGTGAATGTTGACCCTATAAAAGGTGGTAACCTGTACATACCTCTCAACTTTTTTTTTAATAGGAGACACTCTTCATCATTTACGGCAAATCCTTTATTAGATGATAGTTATTTTAAACCAGGTTTCCTAACATGTGCTACACATAAACATCGTAATATGATTGTTACAGTTACATTTAATCCGTTACCATTTTTTACAACTGCGCCATCTGTGTCTCTTAGTGAAATGTACTTGGTTACCGATGAAATAATACTTGGAGAAGATGAGAGACAATTCATACAAAACAATGTTCAAAAGAATATGATAACATTTGCTCGAAATGATTCAGTGTATCCAATACAAGGAACTCCTTTTACAGCTAATTTAACACCAAATATTTCGGTAAAAACTTTGCATTGGTTTGCGAGAAATGCCAAATATGAAGACTCTTCAAATTCGTATTATTTCAATAATAGATTCAATTTTACAAATAAAGATTATTATTTGCCATTTTCATTGGCAAGTACTCCTCAACAACAAGAAAGTGATAACCCTATAATTTGTCAAAGTATCTTGTACCTAAACGGAGTTCAATTATTGGGTCTTGCACAACCTACATCCGTTAGGAATGTTAGAGATGCTTCTTATTATTACAAATTTGTTCAACCTATGAATCATTCTTTATCAGTTCCAAATAAAAACATTTACACATACTCTTTTTGTTTACGACCAAAAGATCCTCAACCTTCAGGATCTTTAGATTTTAGTCAAATGGATTCAACAATTACATTTCTCACAGGTTCTCTTTATTCATTTGCATCTCTACAAGAAAAATGGAACCTGTACATATATTACACGGGGTACAACCAAATCACTTACAGCAACGGACTTGTGTCATTAGACTTTGGGTGGTGATGTAATCAATAATGTTATTTTGGATGCACCATTTAATAAAATTTAATTGTGCAACTGTAGTGTGTATTTTTACACCTTTGGAGTTTGGGATTTCATATTCAAACTTTTCAGTTCTACAAAAGGGATCAAAAAGTTTTTTACTGTACCCATCTAAACTAGACTTGTAAGCACAATGAACAGTAAAACTTTTTCCGTCATTGGTTGTGTATGTTAGATTCTTCTTTTTAGAATAATCAGTTATAAACCATTCTAGATTTCTAAGAGAAATACCTTTGCGATGCTCAAGTATGTCAATAAGATATCCAGAGTTTTTAGCATCCGAGTAAAAGTTTTTAATAGATTCGAGCAAAATATCAGACCTGCTCATCTTACAAAAGTAGCACTAGAATTCTATAAGTAAGTTTTGTCTCGACCCCTTTGCTTTTTCACATGCTGGACACCCTTCTAAAAATAGACAATCTGTTATTGTGTGACCTATGTGCTTACTTGTAAAATCACAATTAGTATCTACGCGTTTAATAACCTTTTTCTGGTCTTTGTGTCTCGAACAATAACCACCGTGCTTTCCAGAAAATTTGCATCGTTTTTTAGAAGCTGTTATACCAAGACACTGTCCCTTTGGTGCGGTATCCACCTCTTCTTGGTCCTCTGTACTTTCAGAGTACTTTGGAATGTCTTGAAGTAACAATTTCAAAGAAATATCATGCTTCTTTGAAATTATTTGAGCGTACCTAGATAATTGTTTTTGAACCTCTGATTCTATGAGCTCTTGGAGCTTTTCTACCAGAGACATTGTTTTTACTTATTTTACTAGAGAGTTTATTTTTTAACCACTTTCCATTAGTTCTACGTGTTTGATGCTAGAGACAAGAACGCCACATTGCCGCTCTGTTATTCCATCTACGTCAAACACTCGAACGTATTTGATAGGGATGTCCGGTTTCATGTCACGCGACAAAACAAACCTCGAGCCATTATAGAGGTCGATTTCAGTCCCTTTGGGAATGTTCCGCGTGACCATAAAACCCTCCTCAGGTGGCATGGACTTGATCATATACGACAGTTCGTTCCATGGAACACTTTTGAAGAAGAACTCTGTGTTCATGACGTATATATTTGGGTTTTCGGAACGAGAATACATATTTACTACTAGTTCCTTTGAAACTTGGGTACCACTGAGACACTAATTTTACACACTTTTTGGTATTCTCTCCATTAATAAAATATTGAGACGTCGAAGATGTCCATTTTCATTTTCTAAACGAGTTGCTCGTATTTCTAGTTCCTTCATCTTGTTTGGTAATTCCCAAAGAAGATGGATACCACTTTTTTGATGCGTCTTAAAGGATGAGTTTGAAGCGTACAATTTATTGTTACAGGGACAAATTAAACTTTTGGATACTTCCATTATATCTTCTTTTTAGCAAATAAATCCTTAATTGAAGGCTGTGTTGGATCCTTTTTACGAGAGGCTCTTGGTTTCTTAGGAATCAGGTCTCCAAAAACTAGATCCTTTTCAACAAGTGGTTCAAGAAGATCACATACTGGATTCATAAACTTGTTTGTGAAATAGTACTGATAATCGAGTGGAACCTTGTTTGCGAGAACAAAAGCTGGATCTTCCGCCTTTTCAAATTGTTTCGCCTTGGGATCACCCGTGTCCACTAAAACAAACTGAACTCTATCCCCAGATTGCGGCTCGGACCCTGGTTCGCGCTCTCTCATTTTGCGAACGACACAAACATGTGGAAGATTAACATTTTCACCATCCGTAGAGACAATCTTGTTTCCAGCTTCATCCTTGACACTCGACTTGTATGCATCTGCTAATTTCTGAGACAATATCAACTTTTCATTGGAAACCCTGCCATCCAAAAGTTCAACTGCTCGCTTCTTAGCCAGTTCAATGGCTCCACTGGGATTATTACTCTCTAGGATAACATCAAGTAGCTCCTTGCAAACCTCTCTGACAAATGGGGTATTGTCACGTCTCACAACTTGGAGACCCTTGATGTCAATATAATCCATTTGCATCTTTCCGGATTTACCCTTGGTCCAAAGTTTAGCCGCGTATCGCTTCTTGGAGTACAAAAAGTAGGGACAATACACCTTTTCAAGCTCTAAATCATTCGGTGCTTTGAACAATTTGCTTGCACCCTCTGAAGCCAGTTCACCTTGTTGCCAGCTGTACTCAATAGCCTCAATTCCTGTACGTCCCTGGACGTCAAACTCCACCATGACGCTGTCAGTGTTGTGTACAATTATACTTCCGACACCCGCATGAAAATGATGGTTCTCTGTTGTCAAGTCATAAACCTTACCAGAGTATCCTTTCACTGTTTCTATTTTTTTAATGGTAATAGGATTTTTTCTAAATTCAGACTTGCTAAACGTTAGTCTGTAAATTTGTGGTTTGTCTACACGCGTGTTTAAACTTACTTTGTATCCAATACTATGCAAAATGGTATAAATACCCAAACTCGTCACCTGACTTTTTTGATCTATACGCTTACCAAGTCCTACTTTGTCACCGTCTGCATCGTAGAGACCTCGTATGAAAGCCTCTTTTACTGTACAAGTCTCGGTAAAAATACAATCTGGAATTTTCTTATTGCGAGCTTCCGTGTAAAAAAGTTGTCCAAATTCAATTGCTATTTTTTTGACTTGTCCCCTGATACTCAACTTGTAAACACCTGACGATTTCATTGTATCATAAATTACACAGTCATATTCAGGAAACTCATCGTTAATTATTTCAGAATACTCTTCCAGAAGTGAATAATCAGCGTTGTTGAGTTGCCATGACGATTTATCACAATTTGGATAATACCCACATGAACCAT